AATGAATGACTAACAAACGCAAAGAATTATTGGTCTGGTGCAAACAGAAGAGGGTTTTCTCAAAGGCAGACATAATAGCTTACGAGAGCAGAAACTATTATCTGCGGGCCGACAGGACGATTAGGGACTTTGTCCGGCGCGGCATAGTGAGGAAGCTGGACAAGAACGAATGCATTCAGCGAAACCTAAAAGGCAACATGGCCTGGTATGAATTCGTAACCACATAAACATGGCGGTTCTAAGGTATGGCAAGAATCAGATATTTAAAACCGGATTTTTTTAAAGATGAAGATATAAAAGAACTTTCCTTTGAGGCAAGGTTATTTTATCAGGGCTTATGGATTCAGGCTGACCGGGAGGGCCGGGGCGAAGACCGTCCGGAGCGGCTCAAGATAGAAATCATGCCCTATGATGAGGTTGACGCCGAAGAAATAATGCGGCTCTTGGCTCATCATAAGAAGAACGGTAAAAGACCGTTTATAGTCCGTTATGAAATCGACGGCGAGAAATATTACCAGATAATCAACTGGCAGAAACACCAGAAACCCCACAAGACCGAACGCGAGAGCGTTATCCCACCGCCGCCTAAAGAACTCTTAACCGTTAAGCAACCGTTAAATAACGGTTGTGCTACGAATATCTCAGTTGGGAATGGGGATGGGGATGGAAAAGAGAATGGGAAAGAGATAGTTAATAAACAGGCTTCGCCAGCTTCCGCTGTTTCTTTAAAAGCTAAAGAAGCCCTGGACTCTGTATACAGTCAGGGATTCAATATCTATCAGCTCATCAATAAATTCAAAAAAGACGCGAAGTGGCGTAAGGATGAGAATATCCCGGATGAGGTTTTAATCAAGATATGCCAGCAGTATCAGAAAGACAAGGGCAGGATCAGCCAGCCTTACCCGTGGTTCATCAAAGTGCTCAAGATGGAAAGCTCCGCTTATTTTGCTCGGGGGAATATCGAACAGAGCAAGAAATTCAAGAAGGAAGGTATCGGGAATATGGCGGACATATTGAGACAGATGGCAGGACAGAACAAGTAATGGGTCCTTCCCAGGGGGGCTTGGGACGAGGGTCAGGTGAGGCGCATCTTGTCAGTGATTTTGATTTTGAAAAGTGATGTCGTGGTCATATGGGTCGTAGGGCAGAAAAGCGGCAACACGGGGGCAAAACGCTCGAAATACGCTGTAACTAAAGGGGTTATGGAGTTTTAAACTTATGTTCAAAAGGAGGCAAAGATGGCAAAAATTAACGTAAAACCGGACATTTTGGAAGTTAAAATGTCCGATTTAAAACCAGCACCTTACAACCCGCGGGAGATTTCGGATGGGGCCCTTGCGGGCCTGCGGCACTCACTTGAGAAGTTCGGGTTGGTAGATCTCTTGGTAGTTAACAAGCGCAACATGCGGATTATATCAGGGCATCAGCGGTATAAGATTCTACAACAGGAGGGCGTTGAGAATGTTACCGCAATCATGGTTGACCTTGATGAGGTTTCTGAAATGGCTATGAACGTGACACTGAACTCTCAGGAGATCGTGGGTTCCTGGACCCAGGCCATTATTCCTCTTTTGGAGAAACTGCGCACTGAGGCTTCGGATGATTATCTCGCGCTTCGCATGAAGGAGTTGCGGGATGAAGTCTCGGAGTTCGAAGAAGAGAGTACAGGAGCTGGCAAAACACTGCCTGATGATATCCCGGAGCCGCCGGAAAAGCCTATTACCAAAAAAGGCGATTTGTGGCTTCTGGGAGAACACCGACTTTTGTGTGGTGATGCGACTTGCGAAGGAGACGTTGCAAGGCTTATGGCTGGTCAAAAGGCAAGCCTGTTTGCAACGGACCCGCCTTATTGCGTTGACTATACCGGAGCCGACAGGCCGACAGGCGGAAAGGACTGGTCGGATGTATATCATGAGGTAGATATTCCCGATGCAAAAGATTTTATAAAATCGTTTTATAAAGTGGGACTGAATTATATAAAAGAAAACACTGCCTTATATTTGTGGCATGCTTCGAAGCGTAAAGCAATGATCGAAGAAGTCTGTGATGAATTGAAGTTGTTGCTTCATCAGCAGATTATCTGGGTAAAACCCTGCGCTATTCTCACCTATTCTTTTTACTCCTGGCGGCATGAGCCATGCCTTTTAATGTGGGTAAAAGGACAAAAACCGCCTTACAGGCCAAAAGACAAATCTATCGGGAGCGTCTGGACGATTGATTTATTAAGGTCAGGCGATCCAACAAAGCCTGAGTATTACGCAGATATCTGGGAGCTGGACTGGGAAGGCAAGAAAAGAAACACCGGAATTAAACATCCTACAGTCAAACCCACGGAAGTGTTCGCTATTCCCATGAGAGTGCATACTGCGCCGGGCGATATCTGTTATGAGCCGTTTTGCGGTTCAGGCTCGCAGATTATTGCCGGGGAGCGTCTTAACAGGCGTGTTTTTGCGATGGAGATCGAACCTGTATTTTGCGATGTTACGGTTAAGCGATGGGAAGAATTTTCAGGAAAGAAGGCAACCCTGGAGGAAAGGCAGTGACGGAAAAGAAACAAAACCTGGCAGAAATCGCCCGCAAGAAAAGGCATCTTTATTTGATTGAGAAAATGCAGAGCAGAAAACCTTTGTCTACACAGGAGATTGCGGAACTTGAACAATTCGAGGCAGATCCCTTGGGCCCTGCGATCGTAAAGACAATGGAAGAAGTTGCCAAAGTTATGGATGTTGCCTACAGGACTGTCCAGCGTTGGAAAAAAGACGGTATGCCTGCTACCAATGAAGGTTTTTACGATCTCGATGAAATCAAGGCCTGGTATGAGCAGCGCAATGTAGACCAGGCCGAAGACAGGGCTTATTGGAATACGAAAATCCTGAAGCATAAGGCAACTTTGCTTGAGATGGAGGTCAAGAAAGCAACCGCCGAGTTGTTGCCGCGTGATGAAGTGGAAAAAGGCATGATTGCAAGGATCATCGCGGTCAAAAGATCCTTCCTTGCCTTGCCGACGAGGCTTGCTCCGGTTTTGGCAATGAAAGAACCCAGGGAAATTGAAACCGAATTATATGAGGCAATAATAGAGATTATAGAGGAATTTGCCAGAGATGATGATAGTGAGAACCCAAGACAGGAAAATATGGACGCCCGAACAGAAGCAGGCGTGGAAGCCCCCGGAGAAGATAACAGTCAGCCAGTGGGCTGATTCTTTTCGTTACCTTAATCCGGTTACTTCAGCTGAGCCGGGCCGGTGGAAAACTCAAAGGACGCCTTATTTGGGAGGCATCATGGATGCCTTCACCGACCCTTTTGTCGAAGAAATAACCGTTATGGCCGCTTCTCAGGTTGGTAAGACCGAGGCCATGTTTAATATGCTCGGGTTTATCATTGATCAGGATCCGGGGCCTACGCTTGTGGTCTTGCCGCGCGAGAGTGACGCAAAGAGTGTTTCCTGCAATAGGGTTCTGCCTATGATTCAAGGTTCTTACTCCCTTCGTCAACATCTTCCCAGGCTTTCGGATGATATAACAAGACTAGAATATCATTTAGACAGGATGATTTTGTATTTTGCCGGATCGAATTCACCTGCCGATCTTGCCTCCCGGCCTATCCGGTATCTTTTTTTGGATGAGATCGATAAGTATCCCAAGTTCTCGGGCCGGGAAGCTGATCCGATAAAGCTTGCCACTGAACGTCAGAAAACATTTTGGAACAGAAAGACAATCAAAGTATCTACGCCGACCACGAGGGACGGTTATATCTTCAGGGAGTACGAGAAGTCAGACAGGAGTCGTTTTTATATTCCCTGTCCTCATTGCGGCAAGTATCAGGTTTTGGTGTTTAACCAGATCAAGTGGCCTAAGAGTGAGAAATCAGCCGAGCGCGTCAAAAATGAACGCCTTGCCTGGTATGAATGTTATCACTGCAACAAACACATAAAAGATTATCACAAAAACAAAATGTTGTTACAAGGAAAATGGGTGCCGGAAGACGCCGAGCTTGATGATGACGGAAGCGTCTCAGGAAATATTATCAGGAGCAAGCACAGGGGGTTTTGGATTAACTCTCTCTATTCCCCGTGGCTTACCTGGAGCGATATCGCCAGCGAGTTTATGAAATCAAAAGATTATATCGAGCTTTTGATGAATTTCGTCAACTCCTGGCTTGCCGAGGTCTGGGAAGAGAAGATCGAAGAAACCACTGTTGATAAGATAAGAATTCTTTCACGTGAGTATGACCAGGGCATTGTGCCCGATGACGTGATTGTTTTAACTGCAGGAGTAGACGTTCAGAAAGACCATTTTTATTATGTGATTCGCGGCTGGGGTTATTATGAGGAGTCCTGGTTGATTAGGGCAGATCGTGTCGAGTATTGGGAGGATATCGTAGATGTTCTTTTTAAAACAGAATACAAAAAAATAAATAGTACTGAAACTCTACCGGTATACATGAGCTGTATTGACTCAGGATACCGCACTGATGAGGTGTATAGATTTTGCCGTCAGTGGCCGGATAGAACAAAAGCTATCAAGGGGCAGGAAGAACTTGCGGGCGGCCGCTTCTATAGGGCTTCGAAGATAGATATTAATTCAAGGACAGGCAGTGTTATCAAAAGCGGTTTGGTTTTGTGGAATTTAAACGTCAGCCAGTATAAGGATAAAATCAATCGCCTGGTAGCGACCCGGGATCCTTATAAATGGCATATCTTTAGGAATCCAACTGATGAATACTTAAACCAGTTTACCTCAGAGCATAAGGTTTTGGTGCGAAACAGAAACACCGGCCGTGCCAAAGAGGTTTGGCAGAAGAAAAAAACAGCAATGGCAAATCACTATCTTGACGCGGAAGTTTACGCGGTTGCCGCGGCAGACATTATCCGGGCTTTAAACATCAGGAAAGACGAGTCAGT